AGTAGTGAACTCCTCTTAAACAAATCAATCTGATAAAAAACTAAAAGCAAATATGATGAGTATTATTAACTCAGTAATAGCGTTACTTATAGTTGCAATTCTGTGCAATACTGTTAAGAATGCAGTCTACATAGATGAAGAACCATGTGACTGTCAGCCTTCAATATCAAAACTTGGTAAGGGCTTTATAGTGTGTTTTAAAGGCTGTGATGTGAAGCCAGTAAACTCTAAGCTCTACAACACAACTTGCAGTCACATGAAAGAAATAACAATAACAATGTGCAAAGGTAATCGATATGTCACATCATTACCTACTGCAACCATCCATGAAGAATACACAATCACATCAATCATCCATAGGATATGGAAAGTGGTCATCACAATTACAGTTTGGTTGATTTTTATTGTCTTAAAGGTTCCAATCTTGTGCCTGCTATCAGTTGGGAATCAGGTATTTAACAGTTTTATGAAATCCAAGCTGAAAGAGTGTGAAACATGCAAGACCAAGTATTCTGTATCACATGTTGATTGTCCCACACCAAGCTTCAAGTTAAGGACAGATTATAATCTCTTTTTTTACATTTTCCTTACTTTATTAATCTTTGTGACACTTGCAAGGGCAGATGATAATGAGTTCAATTTTTATCATCATGGAAATCAGACTGAAGTACAAATCTTAGATAAGGAACATTATAAGCAAGACTTCGATGTCCAAGGCTATCTGTACACTGTTACTGTCTTAAATTCACATCTTGAGATACAAACCATAAATGTGTCTGAAGTATTGATTCCCACAAAGCATATCCTGACACATGAACACTTCAGTTGTGATGGTTCTGAAGGCTGTCAAAAAGAATGTCAAGCTAGGACTGGTTTCATGCCTATGTATTATCTAAAAAAGGCATATGATGGGTTTTCATGTCTATTTACAAGTGCAACTCTATGTGGTTTGTGCAAAAGTGAAATGAAGACAATAGGTTACAAAGTGACTACAACAAAGGTTTCACCATATATTGATATCGAGGTTGTTCATGGCAATAAAACTGAAATGATAAAAATAAGGGATTTTTCTAAATTTATACATGAAACTTACTATGTGAAACCAATAGAGCCAGTATGGGTTGAATCTGTAGACATGTTTGTTACTGGTACAGATGTTTATGTTGGTCAAATCTGTAACATGCCTAGCTATGGTTGTTTTGGTCCAAATTACAAAAAAGATAATAAAACTTTTGTTATAAGTGCACCTAAAGTTAAAGATCCTATGACACATGATCGTGAATTGATCTTAGAACATTGTGTTGATCCTGGCAATAGTGATATAAATAGTTTGCAAAAAACCCAATCAACTTATCATGATGGTATAATTATTAGACCATATGAATTTGGCATGTTATCCATTGGGTTTCCGATAGTGGGCAAGCTGATAGGTGACTTTTGTGAAAAATCTGCTGAGGTTAAAGAAATACTGGTTAATGGTTGTTTTGATTGTCAATCAGGATTAGAGGCTAAGATATCATATAAATTAACTGAAAGATGTGGGAAAATCATATGCTATTTTGGTAAAGTGAAGTATGAGTACTTTGTAGATCATGACTACAATGATATAAGTATTCATACATGTTATGATAAAAAGAACATTATAATCAAATGTAACGACTTTTCAAACACGTTTGTCTTAGACCACAGTAAAGATACAAATTATTATGGTACTAGTAATGAAGTTCATGGTTCAGCTGATATAGAGTTCAATATACTGAAGCACTTGCCTAATCTATTATTTAATCCTAAAGTTGTTGCAACCACTTTGTTAATAATTGCTATGGCTATTTATATGGCTTATTGTATATCTAAGCAATTATATAAGCATTATGTTAAAGTCAGAATGGATAGGAGCATAAGATATCATAAAAAAACAGATACCATCACAGATGAATCAGCAAATGAATTCATTGTGGTGACTGGTTCTGCACAGTAATGATATTCTACAACAAGAAATCCCTAAATCCAAATTTCTTTCTAAAGCTTTTTTTTATTTCTGATGCGTTGCATCACTTGTCCAGCAAGCTGTATGGCTATACATGGTGAAAAGCCTGCAAGTTGGTCTATGCCTCTCAAGATTGACGCATATGTACCCATTGTATGCAACTTTTTCCTAAAAGTTGTATACCTGCTGGACAGAGATATATACTCTAATCCTTGAATTCTTTAAGCTTTTTTTGATTTTGTTATGTTAAGAGGAGAACACTACT